ATGATCGCTTTTGCATACAAGTCTACCGTTGCTATGCTGACGGTATGGAGCAAGTTGCAGAGTTTGCGACACCGGAGATGAACACCTATCAGTTCGCGTGGGTGATCGCCCACCTTGCTGGCGCTTACAAGAACTCGACGTTGAACCTTGAGGTCAATGGCCCTGGTCAGGCAGTCATCAACGAACTGAGAAACCTAAAGCGGCAGGCAGCTATGCTGACAGGCCAACAAGGGTATGACTTGATGAACGTGCTTGGTAGCATGAGCAACTATATCTGGAGGCGTAACGATACCTTGGGCGGGATCAGTAATAGCATCGGCTGGATTACGACATCACAGACCAAAGAGCGAATGCTGTCGTACATGAAGGATTACTTTGAGCGCAACATGATGGCGGTCTATTCGACTGAGTTGATTGATGAGATGAAGACCATTGTGCGTGAAGGCTCTAGCATTCAAGCAACTGGCAGAAACAAGGATGATCGTGTGATGGCGTCTGCTTTGGCTTGCGCGGCATTTGCCGAGCAGGTGCAGCCAAAACTAATCAACATGAAAGTCACCCGTGAGATGAGCAGAAAGACTGATGACATGACGCCAGAGCAGGTGGCGGTCGGCAGGAACGTATCTGATTACTTGAAAAGGATTGGTATTTATGGAGGCAGTGCGTGAACGACGTTATTCCTAAAAAGGAATTGTTAAGAATTATCAAAGCATTTGTGGCTGATGAGAGGCGCGGTATACCGCTAGAATTGTTTTCCGAACTCTGTGGTGTCGACCGCAAAACACTCTACAACGTCTTTATCAATGAAAAGTATCCGATGACTGAACTAATCCAGCGCAGAGTGTCCAGAGGGTATGACGCCTGGCGTAATGGCGAGGTGGCGGTGATGGAGCGCTACGGCAAGAAGTGGATCGAATGGCGCAAAGAACCCAAGATGCGGATGGTCAGAGGCTATGGACTTACGCTTAAAGATGGCGAGATCAAACTGGATATTGGTATTAAGAATCGTCTTGATTATGCTGGTTATTCACTTGATGATAAATTGAAGGGGATATGATTATGGGAATATTGCGTGATTATCATTGTCAGACACACGGCTACTTTGAGTCGTTTGACGCCAAGTGTCCGATGAAAAACTGCGACGAAGAAGTGTCTATTGTGCATCTTCAGCCGGTAGGTTTAAAGTCTGACAAGACTAAGCACAACGACAAGACGTTGAGTCAGTTGGCAATGGACTTTGACATGACTGACATCAAGTCAGTGCGTGAGGGCGAAAGCCAGTCAGGTTATCTAACGCGCAACAACAAGACGCCGCCGGAAGCGCCAAAAGAACAACGCCCTGGTGACGCTGTGATGTGGGGGAATACGTCCGGCACTCGCTGGAATCTGGACAGCTTGGTGAAGGGCAATGGTTATCGTTCTATTAACGGTGAGTCCGTTGGCGTGAACCCGAAAGACCTAGGTAACTTGACAGCACCTAAGACTGCGAGTTATATAGCCGACCATGACAACCTGCAAATAAATCCAAATGCGGATACCTAGCAACCCACTACAGCGTGAGGAGTTCTATCTGGACTTGATCCAGAAGTGCTTTGTGTCACGGGAGGAGCGCAAGGCTGATTACTCCGCACTTCGATCTTATTATTTGTTTGGTTCAGCGCCGGAAGAATCACCGGCGCTTTTTAACAAGATTTTCCCGCATATCGACCAGTTGACCTCGTTCCTGTATTCCGCAGAAACGACACGGTTTACCATCAACATCGGCGCTGAAGTTAGTCCTCAAGAGCATCGGAAGATTCCGACGTTGACTAACAAGCTGAACGACGAATGGCTAAACAGCAACTGTGATCAGGTCTTCTCTACCGCCCTGACCTGGGCGCTGTGTTTCGGCACAACCTATGTCAAGCTGATCGTCAACAACGGCGTCCATCCGTACATGGTGGAACCGGCAGGTATTGGCGTACTGCGTGAGGATGTTCCGTACACTGACCGCCAAGAAGCGATAGCACAGACCTACTACATTACCAAGTCGGAACTCTACGCTCGTCTTTACTCTCATCCCAAACGTGATGAGATTGTGAAGCGCGTAACGTCTTCCTACCAGCCACAGCAACTAGAAATTCCTGATGGCATTGACCGCATCATCATGTCACAGACCAACCCAACGATGACCGGTACGGTCAACTTGGACTTGTCTGGCATGAACCGCTACAAGGCGCGGGTGTCAGAAGACACGGTAGAAATGACCGAGTTGTGGGTGTGGAACGATGAAACGATGGACTATCAGGTGGTTACTATCGCCGATCCAGATGTCATCGTCTACGACCGACCAGGTGAGCAAGTCTTTTTGAAGGGTGAGTTGCCATTCATTCAAATTTGCCCTAACCCAATGTACGATTACTACTGGGGTCAGAGCGAAGTACAGCGTTTGGTGTTCTTGCAGTCATTGCGAAACAAGCGGATGACGGAGATTCTGGACTTGCTGTCTAAGCAAGTTGCGCCGCCTACGGCGTTGATTGGCTTTACTGGCATCTTGGATGAGAAGAACTTTGCGCTAAATCGGGCGGGCGGCTTGCTGGCAACCGATATGCCTAACGCCAAAGTCGAGAAGATGGCTCCGCAAATGCCAGGTGACTTGTTCGAGGTGATCCGTGAAGTGGATGCGATGTTCGCGGAAGCGTCAGGTATTACAAGCGTACTCTCAGGACGCGGAGAAACCGGCGTCAGAAGCCAAGGTCACGCCTCCCAACTCGCTCGACTCGGCTCCTCCAGAGCGAAAAAACGTGCGCTCGTCATTGAAGATAGTCTCGAAAAAGTATCCACGCTGTTCTTAAAACTGATTCAGGCTTATGATGACACCAAGCTAATTGATTCAGAAGGTGTGCCATTTATTGCAGAACAGTTCACCAACAACTATGTGGTGAAAGTAGATGCCCACTCTAATAGCCCGATCTTCACTGAAGACCTGCGACAGCTTGCCTTCAATATGTTTAAGGCTGGCGCTATCGATAAGGAATCTTTGATAGATTTGCTTGAACCGCCGATGAAGCAGTTGCTGAAGGAAAAGTTGAAGGTAATGGAAGCAAAGCAGGCGCTGCAACCGCAACCGCCGCAGCAAAGTAAACCTGACTTGAAAGCAGTGGGGGAATAATGGCTCAAGACACTATTGCACCAAAAGCAGATCAACCAAGGGCGGGAACATCAGCGCCTATGGATGACTCGCCCCGCCAGCCAACCTTGCAATATCGGGTGCAGGGCTTCAGAAGTTTAGACCGTATGCCATCTACACGGACTTACGGTCGATCAGTAAGGGGATAAGTCTAGCTAGGAGATGAAAATGTACAAGAAAATGATGCGCGGTCGCAAAACTCGTCGTTAATCACCCCTAAAGGGTAAAGGATGTGGCTGCCTGTCCGTAAACTAGGTGGCCGCTGCTTAATGGAGGCTGTTATGGCACGCAAAGGTCGCAAAGGCTGCAAGTAATCCTTTTGGATTTCTCCCTAAGGGGCGGGGAAATAAAATATACGCCCCTGCTTGACAAAAGCTATTAAAAAGCTTACTTCTATCGGCAAAATTTATTGGGGTATTTATGAGCGTACCACCGGATCAACTGATGCAGATGATGCGTAGCGAGCGAAGCCCGCAGCAACCGTCTCCTTTGGACTCAGAGGCGTCTGCAACGGATATGACGCCCCCAATGTCTGCCCCAATGTCTACGCCAGAACCCCAAATGGGCAATCGCGAAGGCGCAATGGTCAATTTAGGCCTGGCAATTGACTTAATTCAAAGAGCGCTACCTGCTTTGGGTGGTAATTCGCCTGAAGGCGTTAAAGTCTTGTCAGCGCTACGCACTCTTACTGGCGTCATCGGTAACAAGAAAGAATCTATTGAAGAATTGAAGCAATCTGAGATTCTTCAGATGCTACAGGCACTTCCACAGGCGGGTGGCGCAACGCCGGAAGGTAAGGCTTTGGCAGCAGCGCCAGCAATACCTGGTATGCAGATGCCAGGCGCAACCCCTCAAACAATGTAAGGAGAAATCATGGATTTATTTAAGCCTCGCGGTGCTGCTGCACCTCGCCGCCCTACCGACAACAACCAGCAGAATGGTCAAATCGTTAACACTCCCCGTTTTTCGGAGTTTGGCGGTCTGAAAAACCCCGCTTCAACAGGCAGCAAGAACAAGATGCAAGTTCAAAAGCCTGGTGACGGTAAGCGGGTTGTTTAATTTATTAAGGGGATAATCATGTCATTAGAAGACCTAACACCAGAAGCCCGTGACGAACTGGCTTTGCTTGCAAAACAACTGTCCGAGAATCCTGAAACGCGCAAAGACTTTCTGCGTCAAGTGAAGAAGGTCAAGCCGGAGATGCCGATTCCCGAACTGGAAATTGAAGACTACACGCGTCATGCTGTCGAAAGGGCAAATGACCGTGTTGCTCAATTGGAAGCAAGGCTTCGTGAAAAGGATGCGATGGATTT